AGAAGGCTCACTGGGATGATGCGCTGGCGGCGGCATCGTCAGCAGCGGTATTGGTAGCGTGGCTTGAAGCACAGCGTACCGGATGAAGATGAGAAGATAGGCCAGGAACACAATTTACTTGTGAGGCTTTTACTTCTTTAATCTGGACTCCTAGTCTTATGCACAAAGGTAATTATTCAAGGAAAGGTTATAGAGACACAATAACGTTAGGATTTAATCAAAAGTAAGTTAAACAAGTTATAAATGGGTTTTACCATTTAACAATACTATTTATTTTGAATTAGTATCAATTTAGGAGACTGTAAATGTCCAATTTGTTAAGTGAAGCAATTGTGGATGCAAAAGCGTTGCGTGATGCCGCATTAAAAAATGCTGAAACCATTGTTATCGAAAAGTATTCGGATCAAGTTAAAAAAACACTTGATCGGTTGTTGGAGCAGCCTGAAATGGCGTTGGATCCAGCTGCAGATTTAGGTGTGGATCCGCTAGCGGCACCAGGAGCAGAAATGCCTATGGAAGATCCAGCCGCGATGGGTGTCGATCCTTTGGCCCCCGAAGGTGATGAAGGAGAGCCAGAGGAAATTTCCGAAGATGACATCCCACTGGCTGCGACTGATGATTTTAATAAACTTGATGGAAAAAACCTGAATAAACTTCCCGCCGACGGTGAAGAAGTGGCACTTGACATTAATCTGGACGCGCTGCAAGAGGCAGTTTCTAAATTAACCGATGAAATAGACGAAGATCTTGACATTAATGAAGAAGCGTTAGCCGATATTCTCTCTGAAGACGACGAAGAAGTCGAGGTCAACCTTTCTGAAGCTGTTCCCATGGAAGATCCCGAGGCCGAGGAAGATCCCGCGGCCGAGGAAGGGCCAGTCCCACCCCGCCGCCGGGATCCCCCGGGCGCCACGCCACCATGGGAGGAGGACCCCGAATCTGCAGAATTAGAGGAAGATTTTGATGTTGATTCTCTCGTTAATGCCATCACAGAAAAACTTACAGTTGATATGGGCGCCGATTTGACTGGATGGGCAGGACGCTCATCGTCAGATATGAAGTATGCCATTGAAAAAGAATTAGCACATCGTCGCAGCACTGATGTACAAGAAGATTTAGAAAATTTGAAGAAAGCTCAAGAAGAGTTAGTTTTTGAGAATAAACAACTCGCCGAGCAAAACAATCAATATGAGCAAGCACTTGAAGAGTTAAAGGAAGCCTTACAGGATGTAAATCTTTCTAATGCTCGCTTGCTTTATACGAACCGTGTATTGAGAAATACCTCCCTGAATGAGCGACAAAAAACAAAGATTGTCGAAGCTATTTCCGGCGCCGGTTCTGTAACAGAAGCAAAGATGATCTTTAAAACGCTTCAAAGCACAATGGAGACCACCCCTAAGAGGGGGGGTCCACAATCATTGAGCGAAGTTATTGGTCGAAATCGTGCTACTGTTATTCGCGCATCTCGTCATGAGACCGCGACATCCGATCCGTTTACGGATAGGATGAAAAGATTAGCTGGAATAAAATAATCATATAAATATAAGGAGGTGATTTAAATGTCTAGTATTGTAGAAAGATTGACAGAAGGTATTGTCAATCGTGATATGCATGCAGAAAGCCATGCATTGTTAAATAAGTGGGAGAAGACTGGTCTTCTTGAGGGACTCGCCAACGAGCGAGGCCGCCACTCCATGGCTCGGTTGCTTGAGAATCAGGCAAAAGAGCTTCTTCGTGAAAGCTCCAGCATGCGTGCTGGTGATGTCGAGGGTTTCGCCGCTGTTGCGTTTCCCATCGTACGTCGGGTTTTCGCTGGTCTAATCGCCAACGATCTCGTTAGCGTGCAGCCGATGAGCCTACCTAGTGGTCTCATTTTCTTCCTTGATTTCGTGTTCTCACCGAACACCGGAACCGACACCCAAACTAATCGCTTTGGAAACAAAATCAATCGGTCAATTTATGGTACTGATCGGGTAGCCAGTCAGGTTACTGGCGGTGTAAACTTAGTTGGCGATCTGGCCGAGGATCTTTCCGGTCCCCGTACAGTTGGTGCCCGCGGTTATGCATATGCCTCTCCGACTGGTTCAGCGACTCTTACTTCAAGTTGTATGACTGCATCTGGTTGGTTGATTGGTAATGGTTCTGCAGCACAGAAGAAGGCTATTCTATGGGATCCAGATGTTCTTGCTCTTAGTGGCGCATCTCGTTACGTTCTTGAGCTTCGTATTCCGAAGAACAGGTTGGACGCAGCGTACACTTTGGGTGGCGAAATCGATTACAACAATCTGGGAACCCTATCTGCTTCCGTTGGCTCTGTTAATGGTATACTGGGCCCTACGTTAACTGTTGCTAATACTTCGCTAGTTCGTCGTTTGACCCAGCGTACATCAGCCTCAGCTGGCTACATTAATATGTATTGGGTTACATCTGTTGACACTAGTGTCATCACCACAGCACGTGCAGGTATTAATGTCGGTAACGTTACCTTTAGTTTCCCGATCACAGATAATCTCACGTCATCCAACGCTCTTGGTTCCGTTGTCGGCGCCTCCGAGTGGGGACTTGAGAATAACGCTGATATCCCCGAGATTGACATCAAGGTGGATAGCATTGCTGTGACCGCGCAGACCAAGAAGCTCAAGGCCAAGTGGACGCCAGAATTGGGACAGGATCTTAATGCCTATCACAACCTGGATGCCGAGGTCGAGCTTACCAGCATTCTCTCTGAGCAAATTGCTCTTGAGATTGACCGTGAGATCCTTGCGGATCTTGTCAACGGCGCAAGCGCTGGTACGTACTACTGGTCTCGCTCTCCTGGTCTGTTCTTGGACAAGACTAGCGGAGTAGAGGTCGGTGCTTCTTCGGCGGCTCCCGACTTTACCGGTACAGTCAGTGAGTGGTATGAGACTCTTGTCGAGACCATTAACGACGTTTCCGCGCAAATCCATCGTAAGACTCTACGTGGCGGCGCTAACTTCATCGTCTGCGGACCTGAAGTTGCCAATGTCCTTGAGTTCACTGCTGGATTCCGCGCTAGCGTCACTGCTGATGATGAGACCGGCTCTGTTGGCGCCGTTAAGACCGGATCGCTTTCCAAGAAGTTCGATGTCATTGTTGACCCGTACTTCCTGCGCAATATAGTCCTCGTCGGTCGCCGTGGGTCCTCTTTCCTAGAAAGTGGATATGTATACGCACCTTATGTGCCACTGCAGACTACACCCACTATCTTCGGCCCCGAAGACTTCGTGCCCAGAAAGGGCGTGATGACTCGTTATGCCAAGAAGATGGTCAGACCCGATATGTACGGTCTAGTCGTTATCCGCGGCATGCTCGGTGAGTCTGGAGCTACAGCTTAATACATAAACATTTGATATGTAATAGGTAAAAAGCACGGCTAAACGTGATATAGAAAGCCCCTACCTCGAAAGAGGTGGGGGTCTTCTTTATGTGGAAAACTACTTATATGTGAGGCATTGGTATACCTATGTATATCTTTTGTCTTACCTAAATTTTAAACACAGAATAGGAGGGTTTTAAATATGGGATCAAAAAGAGTGGGTTTGGCAAGAACCCAAAAACTAATTGAAAACTTGAAGAGAGATCTCGATTTGGGCAATACCGCACTTAGCGGAATTAGCCAAAAGGTTGTCGGCAAGACATCAAGTTATACACTCACAGCAGCTATGAGTGGCGAAGTTCACGTTCTTAGTGGTGGCAGCGCTGTTACAGCTACGTTACCGTCTTTGACGGCGGGCTTACGCTACACGATTATTGTGGGCGACGCCTCGGAGCACGTTATTACTGGAGGTGCTAGCAAGATTTATTATACTGGTGACTATGGTGCCGATCATGCCACCCAATCCGGCAGAGATAACCACGACACGGTGACTACACTTACGTTGAATTCTGGTGCGATTGGTGATAAGATTGAGCTTTTTAGTGACGGTACCAATTGGTATTGTTACGGACGCACACGCTCTACTATGGACGCCAGCTAATTCGTAGCTATCTAAAATAAGTTTTTATACTTTCCCCCCTCCCTTCTGGGTTGGGGGGTTTTTATTTAAAACGTCGATCTGTCAATTTTTTTGCCCACAATTTTTGAGATTTTCGTTTTTGATGTTTTAAAACTACTTATTGGA